CACAATGATTAGTGAGAATAGGAATATCACGTTCTGGATTGAAAACGTATGTTTCTGTATAGGTATCTACCACAAAACCGCCTTTATTGAACTCTACAATGTTGTACTCAAATGTCCGCACATCCGAACCGTTCTTCATCAAAGCGTATGGATAAACCAAATGTTGGTGGTGGTCTTTGAACTTCCCTACGGTATAGCTTCCGGTTGTTTTGATGTCGTGGACACTGGCCGGCATCAGCTCGTCAATTACTCCATAAACCAAAACATTGCCGTATGCGGTTGGAAGAATCGCTTCTACTCTTTGTTGGGTTAATGCTCCTTTGAAGTAACCGGAAAACTCTCGGCAAAGTGAGATTGGGAAAGTAAAAACACGATTATTATAGGTAGCTTTCAAACCTATAACCTCGTTGGTCTGAACCTCATCGTAATACAAAGGTTTACCTGTTTCATCACAAGCTCCTTCGCGTATTACCTTATATACCTTTTCAACCTGCACAGTTTCGGATTTCCGATTTTCAATCATACAGTCAATAACCTCATTAAAGGCTGTTCCCTTGTCTGCCGCTTCACTATCAAACGGTTTGCGGTTAATACGGTCTATCAGTTCTTGAAACTGCTTCTGCCGAAACTCGTCTTCCGTACATGGTGGATTCTCACTCCACCCATAATAACGCTCATATATGACATCGCTATTAAGGTAATTGAAGTAAGCATCAAGAATCGTAGGATAAATCCTATAAAATATTTTATTCATTGCTTAAATCTCCATTTATATCCTTTATACGTTTTCATTTTCCCTCTGCAACACTTTGATATAAGGGTTGAGAAAAAACCTAATTCCAATTGAACTGCCCAAGCTGATTCCCATTCTCGAACAATATTTCCACGCATATCGAATTGAATTATAGGCTTCCTATTATTCTTTCCATTCTCTCTTGCATGAACTATGTTATCTTTTATAGGAAGCCATTCAAGATTAGAAACCTTATTGTTAGTTTTGTCTAAATCCTTATGATTTACCGTTTCATAACCGTTTGGATTAGGAATAAACGCTTTGGCAACTTCTCTATGAATAGACACCGTTTTTCTTTTGTTTTTATGAGACAATACCAATCGTAAATATCCATTAGATGTAGGATGAGGAATTCTTAATGTATGGTGCAATGGATTTAATGCATGCTTTAGACGTCCATAATTACTTATGAAATATATCCCCTTAAAGTCCTCTATATCTTTCCATTCTTCACCCTCATAGTCTTCAATACTGTTTTGGGAATTTCTCATAATAGAAAGGCACTCTCTACAATATTCCCGTAAACCATCTGGCGAGTTCTTATCTTTATGAAATTCGCCAAATGGTTTTTCCTTACCACATCGGATACATTTCTTGCATTTAGGCTGCATCTGAGTAGATTTTAGTTTCCTTATTGAATATCAGTCCCAAAGCCTTTACCTTTGCAGCAAACAAACTTCTCGCCATCATCAAAGAACTACCAACGTGTTCAAACTCATTAATATGAGAGGCGAACTCATTAGCGGACTTGGCATCAGTTATAAATTCGATACTTTCTTTGATTTCCTCTATCACCTTATCATACTTTTCCTGTGCTTCTTTCTTGGCTGCAAGCATACCCAAATACGAATTGATTATCTTGGCAGTGATAAAGTCGTTCTTTGCGGTTGGATTACCATTCTTGTCAAGGATGGTAGGAACCTCCATTACTGAAGGAAGATTGCAAGTATTCTTACCGTCATTTCTTGAAGTTGGGTCAAAAGTGATGGTACGTCTTTGGACGCCTCTTTCGCTTTTCATTTCAAGATAACCGAGCAAATCCAATTCGGTAACGATAGAGTTGTAGGATTTTTCACGCAAGGCAGGGATAAACACCGTATCATCACCTTCTTTTCTTGTGTCGCGATGGGCAACGAAAATGATGTGCTTGTTAAGCCCCGAAAGTGTTCGTGTCATCCATGAAAATTCGGCATTGATACCGCTCCAATCACGGATGGACGGCTGGCGGGTTCCACACTTGTGAGTAATGATGAAGTCCATCATCTTGCCGATGGTATCTACTACAATGGTCTGATAAGCGGACAAGTCCTCTTGAAGAACTTGCTGAACATCGCTCCATGAAGTGACCTGTACCGTGTCTATATTCTCCAAGTGCGCCATGTTCATGCGCTTCACGCCGTTATCGAAGTCCAACAGCAGCGGTTTCGGTGCGCTCAATGCTACCGTACTCTTTCCCATTCCGGCTTGACCGTAAATCATCATCTTCACGGTGGTCGGGATAACTAATTCATTACTTTTCTTAATTAAACTCATGATTATAAATATTTTAGATTTGTATTATTCTTACAATGACCATTTAGCTTGTTCCGCAATGTAACTGGATGAATCCCTATGTCTTTAGCACAATCCAATGCACAATTCCATATTTTCCCAGTTACAACATCTGTCACCTTTTTTGCTGCCGGACCTTTTCCTCCTTTAAAATCTTTAATACCGATTTTAAAAGAATGCTTTATGTTTTCAGAATTAGTACACCACTCTAAATTCTCAACCCGGTTATCTGTTTTGACACCATTGATATGGTTCACTTGTGGCTTATGTTCGTGATTGTCTATAAACGCCGATGCAACAAGCCTATGAGCCATAATTTTCTTTTCAATGCAATTTTTAGATAATGTATATCGTACATATCCGGATTTGGTGATAATAGGCTTTTGGATTTTACCATAACGTCCTCTTAACCTTCCACTGCTACTTATTTGGTATAAACCCTCATATCCATATACATCCTTCCAAGTCTCGCTCATAATCGTAAATTTTATAGGGTTATTTGTTCAGATATTTACTCATTTTAAAAGCATTAATAGCGGATTGTATCTCGAACTTGGAATATATGATAGGAGAATTTCTGGATGAGCCTTTTCTTTTCTTATGCACCAATCCTTCTTTCTCTAACTTTTCCAAAAAGTTAGGTTCATACCCAAGTGTCTTTAACCATCTGAACGCTTCTCTTTGCTTGATTTCATCAGATACAGGAGACCGTTTCTTCTCACTGGCAGCTGCACCAAGCTCCGCCATGTCCATGCAGATATTTTTAAATTCAAATAATTCAAGTCTTACCTCCATACCGTCCAGTTCTTTCAATTCGTTCTACTCTTGTTTCTCTTCCTCTTCTCATCTCGCCCTGTTCGTGATAAAGCGATAGAGAAAATACACACAATAAGCAACATGCAACAGACGCACGAACAGTCGGTGAAAAATCCATTGTAAGTTTCACACCAGCTATTCGTTCGTAAAGCATGGTAGCAAGTTCTCTTCCATTTCTTACATGAAGAATTTCAAAAGCCTTCTGCAACTGGTTGTTTATCGTACTCACAGCCCTGCATTTCAAATCGGCTATCTCCTTCTTCTCATACCCTTGTGCATACATTCGTGCCGTAATCTCGCATTCAGGTGTAAGTTCGTTAAAAACTCTCTTCATAATCGTGTAAGACGGCTGATTAATAATTGCGGACAACCTCAATATATCCGGCTTCCCTGTTAGTGTCCACCGAATACAAAGTTTGCTTCTTGTCTATTATCCGGTCAATCCTTGCCAGCCTGTTAAGGTCAGCGGTACACCTGCGAAGCTGTCCAGCAAGCTTGTCGCTAAAGTCAAAACTGATTCTGTCATTCTTCTTTTTCAGCTTTTTCTTGATTTCTGTCCTTTCTTTCAGTTCTTTTGCCATAAAAATAAAATTTAATTAATGATTCGTGGATGGTAAGGGAATCGACCCCCTCTCAATCATGCCAATTGGTTGCGCAACACGAAGCTCTAACCGATAAGCTAACCATCCTTTTTTTAAAAAAAGGTGCACTATCCTCACGGACGGCACACCCAGTACAAACAAAAAAATAAAACACGAATATCTAATCTATTATCAGAACAATGCTTTTAACCGCGTTCTTGAAATGATCAAACTTCCGGTTCAAATCACTCCAAGATTTATACCATGTATTTTTCTCTTCAGCTAATTTCTCGTTAGCCTCTTCCAGTTCCTGCACACGCCTTACTAAATCTTCATGCGTCATGCCTCTTAATTCTTCCACTGTCATAATCGTATAAATTTAAAATGTCGTTAAAAAGGTAGGAGTCGAACCTACTTCTTGTAAGCTAAATGAATATATAAATTAGAATATAAGTTAATACCAACAATTAATCGCTTACACGCATTCCAACAATGCTACTTCATAAATTACCGCCCAGCTGGTTTACAAGGTGATTGTGCACTCATCCCCATGCGCCTTGTGCCGGATTATAGGACTACCTTTTAGCGGTCTGTTTTAAGTTCTCTATAAGTTATTCTCATGAGCGACACACACCCTACACATATAACACTCATTATAGTGATAGAGAATATTTTCATAGGACTGTAAGTAGTAATAGCCCCGTAAAGCATACCGGCAGCACATATACTAACCAATATAGATAAAACGAATTGGATTGTTTTCATAATCGTATAAATTTAAATAAGTATCTGTACCCTAATCGAATAGCAGAACCTTATTTCAGTTCAGTACAGACTATAAGACCTTTCAGCGATACTTGTGCCTAACCAAGCATACTCACCACGCTAAAGACAAATTGGCGTGCTGAAAGTAAAAATCATTTCAAATTCATATAGCCTTACCACCGTTCACCGCATTTCTGCTATGGCGGCTTCTATATTTCGTTATCTTTGGTTGACCTAAAACGGCTTATAGTATTACACCGTAAAGGCTTTTACAGGCTTGTCAAAGAACTAATCAATAGTACCCTACCCGATTCTCGCTATCGGTTGCCGTTCAATCCGTCTGTAGGGCTGTCGTGCGTTGCATAATCGTGTATTATGCGTATCGGCTGATACCTTGTACCCGGCATAGAGCATCGTAGTCCATGCCATCATCTTCACAAGTTTCAAAACCTTTTAAGGCATCTTCCAAACTGTCTATCTCATCCGTTATCAACTGGATAGCTTCTTTTTTGCTATCAGCATTGAACATCAGGCAGACAGCCTCTTCATCATTGTTATGGGCAGCCTCTAAATCTTTATAAAGGCTATCCAACTGCTGGTTAATCGTGTAAGCATTCATATCCATATCTTTTATGCGATTGACATCAGATTAGCTTTTTTGAAGCATCTGAATTCTTGGCGTTCAGTATCATAGTAAGTCTGGACGGTATCATTCTTTTTTCTGTTGTCAGTACCAGTGATGGCAGGCATCAGCTTTTCATTTAGTGTACCGTATGCCTCACGAACGGAACCGTCCACTTTTTTGAAGTAGAACTTCACTATCTTCTTTTTCATCTCACCTTTCAACTTCAAGTTAGCCCAAGCGACCTTCATTGCTTCGCTCATGGTGTAGCCATTACGCTTAACGAACTGCCAAGCAAGGCTCATTACTTCGTGTAAAAATTCTCTTGTTCTCATAATCGTGTATTTTAATATGTTTATACTATTTGAAATCTGAATTAATCTTCGTTTCTTTGTATCAGTTTAATTTGATAATGCAAATATACTACTATTTTTCAGTAAAAAGAATCTAATACTGAAAAATAGTAGTAAAACAACACTATTTAACTATTGAAGCAGGTTATACCTTATTATAATATGAAGAAAGAAGGCAGAAATAGAAATTGGATAGCGTGGATAGCACTTGGATTAAGTGTTATTGCGATAGTTCTATCACTTTACTCTATGCACAACAGTAACTCTGTATCGCTTCAAAAAACATTAGAAATCTGTATATCAGTCATGGGAATAGGAATAACAGCGATTTTAGGGATACAGATATACACAATATTGACTATAGATAAAAGAGTACAGGAAAAAATTGAGGATGAACGAAAACTGTATAAGGATAGTAATTCCCAGCTAAAAGAAAATTTAAGGTCTCTTACAAGAACAATGCAAAGATTTACAACGGGGAATATTTATATTATTAATGAAGAATACAACGAAGCTTTTTGTGTATTTTGCCTTGCAGCAATTGATGCTAATAAATTAGGAGAAAGGGAATTAGTGTCTATCAGTTTACAGCAGGCAGTGGATATACTACAGAAAACAAACTGTATCAATAAATGCGAAATAGTAATGAAGTACATGGATGAGTTAAAAACTGGAATGATAGGAATATCTGACGAAAAGGCTATTACGGTTTACAATGCGCTATTGAATTTGCCATCGTATGAATAAAGCTATTCATCTTTATCCTCATGGTTCCTTGCTATTCCAAGAAGAATAATTGCAATCCAAGGAATTAAGCCGCATAGATACATTATTAAGGCTTCTATCATAGCAAAAAAAATAAAGCGACCAACTCCAAAGTTGCGGTTTGAAGTTTAGTCGCCTATATAGTCCCTTACGGGAACAGTTAAACTTATTAGTCGAAATCATCCGCAACTTGATTCCGACACAAATATACTGAAAAATAACAGTAAAACCCCAAAAAGATGAGCACAAAAGAAAGATTTGTTGAATATTTAAAAATCAAAGGGATTGGGCAAACAGCTTTTGAAGAATCAGCTGGTTTATCTCGTGGAGCTATTGCCAAAAAAACGGGCTTTAATGCAGATTCAATAGAAAAGATAGCGTCTGCTTGCCCTGACCTTAATATAAATTGGTTAATAACTGGAATTGGCAACATGACAATTAATACCAATTCGTCAATCACTGAAACTCCAACCACGAATAAAGATATTAAAATACTTGATATACGTGTATGCGCAGGACATGGAATTGGATTTGACGGAAATGAAAACAAGGTTATTGGATATGTGAATATACCAGAATTTACTGGATGCTATGGAATAACCGTATATGGTGATTCTATGTACGATATGTATATGTCGGGAGATACAATCTTTGTCCGTGAAATAAAAGACAAACGAAACATAGACAATGGACAGCCGTATGTAATTATAACAAAAGAAGACAGACTTCTTAAAATGATTCATATCGACTACGAGCGAAAAAAAACAATATTGTCTTCCTACAACAATATAGCTAATCCGGATGGGAAAAGAAAATATCCCGATATGGAAATTGACATAGATAATGATGTAATTCATTTATACAAGGTTGTAGGTAAATTAGCGAGAACGCAAATGTAGTTACAATAACAATACTATGAAATTCAATCAATACACATGGAACCTATATAAGCAATCTTCTGACGGACAAAAAGCTATTAAGGAGTTTGAGGAAGCCAATGAAAAGATGACTGAATACGAACTGTTTTCTAAATACAATCCTAATTCAGCACGTTTTCTTTCAGAAGACTATTTTGTAGAAACATGCGACCTATTTTGGGCTTGCTCTTTCGACAGTGCAGAAAAGCCCGAAAACCATGAATCTGCAAAGCAATTTTATTATACACTCACGACCAAAGGGATATTTGATGAAGAGCATGTAGCAGTAATCAATGAGGGCGAATACCAATTAATGCTATCTGCTAATGATATGTTGTCATTCATGTTATATTACTTTGCCCCTGAATACTTTTTCCCAAACCTTTTCAGAAGTCGTTTTTTCGTTTTAAATAAGATAACAGACACATTCGAGATAGAACTTCCTCTTATACCTAAAAAATCTGATTATAAATCGAGATGTATGTATTATTGGGAATTGTGTGAGGTGTTTTATCGGTTTAGAATTGAAAACCAACTCTCTCCAGCAGAGTTATGCGCATTTTTATATGACTATGCACCCAATTTCATTTCAAAAGAAAAAACAGATATTCCACAACCGGCACAAGCATGGTTCATTGGTGGGAAAACAGCCCCGATAGAATCTACTTTAGATTTTACTTTTTGGCAGGCCAATCCTGAAACCCAAAAAGGCGATATTCTAGTTCACTATGAAACATCACCAGTTAGCGCAATCACTTGTTTGTGGATCGCTCAAACAGATGGAGTGATAGATCCATTCTTCCACTATTACAGCAATACGTACATAGGAAATAAGATAAATCTACCTCATATAACATTGAAGGAACTCCAAGCCGATGAATACTTCTCAAAGCATCCTCTTATTAGAAAGAAGTTCCAGGGAGTAAACGGATGGCCAATGAGTAGCGAGGATTACTCCGAACTTCTGCGAATAATAAAGGCAAAAGGATTTGATATAGATACCTTACCAAAGCTATATGCTCCTACACTACCCCAAAATATAAGTATAGAGATAGAACGGGACGTAGAGCAACAGTTATTAGAACCTTTGCTTAACTCTATGGGATGGTATGAGAACAAAGACTTCATTCGGCAGTTACCAATCCAAGCAGGGAGAGGACATAGGATATTCCCAGATTATGCGTTACATTATGGCAATAAACCAAATGAGGAAAGGGCAAAAGTGTTGATTGAAGCCAAGCTGTGTATGAGGAATAACAAGGAAAGAGAAGAAGCATATTTGCAAGCGCGCTCATACGCCCGATTACTTAATTCTTCTGTGATTGTTTTATGTGATAAGGATTACCTGATTGTTTATGAGAAAAAAGACAGCTTCGACCGGGACAGATATAAGAAATACCATTGGGGAGAGCTTGAAAATCCCGATTTATTCAACGAATTAAAGAACAAACTAAATATATAAGATTATGAAGAAGATTCTATTTACCATAATAGGCTTGTCAGCACTATTCTGTATGAGTTCCTGCGATGAAGCTGTTTATAAAGGGAGGAAAGTGTATAAAGCATATTTCGATTATACCTTAAAAGACCCTGAATCTTTCAAGGTGTACAGCGAAAAATACACAAAGGATGGAGATTTCACAGTAAATTGGGAACTGGATTATGGGGCTAAAAACTCTCTCGGTGGAATGGTGAGGGAGAAGGCTACGTTTACAACTGTTGGTACTTCGATATTTATAGACGGAAGTAGTTACAGGCTTGATGAATTGAAATGATTTGAAAATTGTTTTAGCAATATTTTAGCAATAACAACTAAAGAACATGATTGGAATCCGGGAAGAGTTAAAAAACAACATAAGCCGGGGATTATGCCCGGCTTTAACATGAAAATCTCCTTTGTTTCAACATTGTTTCAACATCAAACGAAAACGAAAAATATAAATAGGTGACAAACAGCAGATTAAGAAGTAGAAAAAATTAGCCATTTCACTTAAGACCAATACACCGGGATTGTCTTGCTTGACAGCAACATACTCTTTGGCAACCAGGTTCATTCCGTCACGCAAAGGAGTGACTAATGCAATATCAGCTATAAAATACATGGCAGCCAATTCTTCGAATGAGAAACCATGATAAAAATAGCAGACCGGAGTCCAGTTCATTGTAGAATATCGTCCGTTGATAGAACCTATTTCCTCGTCAATCCGGGTTTTCAATTCGGCATAACTGCCTACATGATCACGTGAAGGAACTATGACCATAGCCAGTGTTACCTTGCCATGATATTCGGGATGGTGTTCCAAAAAAGAGGCAAATCCATAAAGACGGTGCAAAATACCTTTACTATAATCCAAACGGTCTACCGATAGGATAAGTTTATGTTTGCCAAACAAGAGACGGGTTCGTTCTATAGCTTTCCAAACATTTTTTTGTTGTGACACATTGTGGTAAAGGTCATAATTTATCCCCATCGGAAGTGCATCAACGCGCACAATGCGATTGCCTATCCGGGTTTCATCCAAACTGAAATCCATATGGAGTACCCGTTCGGCCGCGCTGATGAAATGACGCATATAGTCATGTGTATGAAATGCGATAAAATCGGCTCCTAACAATCCTTTCAGTATTTCGGCACGTTCAGGCAGAATTCGGAATAACTCATAAGATGGAAACGGAATGTGATGGAAATAGCCGATATGCAACCGGGGAAGCTCTTGGCGGAGCATTTCCGGAAGTAACATCAACTGATAATCTTGTACCCAGACCCAATCATCCGGTTCCACAAGGCGGATGATTTCCCGACAAAACAAAGCGTTAACCTCTTGGTAAGATTGCCAGAAACTCTTTCTATATAATGTATAGGCAAAAAAATAGTGACATAAAGGCCACAGGGTACTGTTACTGTATCCCTCATAATAGTTCTTATATTGCTCATGGGATAAAAATATGGGATGGAGATTCATTTCCTCCAACCGGTGACAGATATCCTGTTTTTCTTCCTCTTTGTCTGTACAGATTCCGGGCCACCCCACCCAATGTTTCTCGTAATTGCCTTGTAGGGAATTTAGGCCTGTTGTCAGACCTCCTTCACTACGTGAGAAAACAAAGGTATCTTGTTCTGCGACAGCCTTCACGGGCAGTCTGTTTGATATGATATACAATTTCATTTTTATATAATTCTTTTTTTCAGTTAGATGACAAAAGTCATACCACCAACTTAAATATCTTATTATCAATATGATATATACTTGTCAATTAGTTTATACTTTTTCAATATGAAAGCCTTTTTTCTAAAATGGGAAATGAAATAGCCGAAAGATAAAAGTGCAATTTTTGTAATGGCATCGATTTTGATTTATACAGAGTATAACGCTATCAACTTATAGAAAAGGTAGCGAGCAAACAATAAGAAACAACTGATTAACAAATTAATAAAGATGAAACTAGTAAGAATATAGCTTTCCAATATGGAAATTTGCCTGTTAAAATGAAAAAGAAACTCCAAAAGAATAAAATGCAATACAAAAATGAAAGTATATAATTTAGAAAATATTAAATCTGCCACCGAACTGAAACATCGGACTGAAGTAATTAGCATGAACGAACGTTCTATTATAGTGCTCGACACTTTTACCGGCATTGCCCAAAAGCTGCAAGCTGTTTCTATTTCTTTATTCCATCTCGATATCGAAAAGGTTATGAATCAATTGCAGGATTTCGAGAATGATTGTGGAAATTGGTTGGACAATCTTCTTTCCTCCGAAATGCAGAAAGCAGAAGCTGCCAAAGAAATAAAAGTACACATCGATCAAATTTCCCGTTTATGTAATGAAAATCCGAACATCATTGACGATCATGAGATTATGGCTCACGGAGCAATGATATCCTCTCTTATTCTGTCACATTATTTAGAAGAATGTACGAAAAAGAACTTCATCTTGAACTCATGTCATTTCATGCGACTAGGGCTTGATCGGAAACCGGATATAAAGTATGTGAAAAAAAATGTAGAAGAACTGATGAAAGACTGTCCCGATGTCCCCATTCTTATTACCCAAAGCCGTTTGTGTAAAAATGCATATGATGAAGTGGATTTCTTCCCACAAATAGGAAATGAGTATTATGCCACTGTTATCGGGGCTGTATTCCATGCGGATGAAATTATAACATCCTTACGTTCTGATGAAATTTGTTTCCGAGGTATGGAACATACTCGGACTCTTACATACGGTGAAGCCGAGAATTTTATTGATAGCGGCATTGCATTGCTTCATCCGGAATGTATTCCGCTGGCGCGCACTGCCGGTATGGCCATTGTATTGATAAAAACACCGGAAGATACATTACGGATATCATCAGAAAAAACAGGAACAAAAGTAAAAGCTGCTGTTTCACGCAGAGGTGTGGTCTTTGTCAAACTTCGTTCATTGGGGGTTCTTACTTCTTATCTATTTATTGGCAAAGTATTTGATGTGTTCGAGAAATATAAGGTTCCTGTCTATTTAGCGACTTCCTCTAATGTGAGTGTTTCATTGGCTGTGAAATGTAGCAACGACACATTACGCCTGATATATCGTGAATTACATAAGTATGCGGAAATAGGAATGGAAACAGAAATGTCTGTGGTCAGCGTTATTGGCGATCTAAATTGGGAAAAGCATACAGGGTTGGAAGCCAGAATTATAGAAACGCTGAAAGAGATGCCGGTATGCATGATTTCATATGGCAGCAGTACTCACAATCTTTCAGTGCTGGTACGGGAACAAGATAGAGAAAAGGCATTAATGACACTGTGCAAAGCCTTTCTGGATATTCCATCAGAAAAATTTGATGTAATAAAACAAACTCAATTACAAGACTCTTTTGTCATGTGACCTTCCTGAATAAACAGAAGCAACAAATTTGCCCGACAGGTATTTGTTGCTTTTGTTTTTGATTAAATAAAATATTATTTTATCCTTATAGCGATTTATACTTTATTGCCAATTCTATCACCTACATTGTTATCCACACAAAAAACTGACTTATGAATTTAATAGAATTCTTTCCCTTATAAACAAAACAGACATATAGTTGATTACCAGTCCTGAATAACCTTTTAAAATAGTTGCTGTTATCCATTCTTAACTTTAACACAGAACAGGAGATAATAAAATGGATTTAAAGCAAACAAAGAACATCTCTGTTAAAATACTTTTTGTATATTTGCAACAATACGTTTTATCGTTAAAATAGTTGTAACAGAAATAATACACATAAAAGAAAAACAGAGTAAATAGAAAATGAAGCGAGTTATTAACCTGGACAATTGGAATAGAAAAGAGCATTTTAAATTCTTCTCGGCTCTCGATGACCCTTTTTGGGGAATTACCACGACTGTTGATTTCACAAGCATATATCAACAAAGTAAAAATATGGAAGTTTCTTTTTTTCTTTATTCTGTGCACTTCCTATTGAAATGTATCAATGCGACTACTGCATTCAAATTACGTATAGAAAACGGAGAAGTAGTAGAATATGATAAAATCAATATTTCGCCCACTATCGGAAGAGAGGACGGAACTTTTGGCTTTGGATTTTTTGAGTATGACACAGATCTTTCCTTATTTATTGAAAATGCAGAAAAGGAAATACATAGAGTAAAAAACAGTACCGGACTTTCTTTTTCCAAGGACACTGCAAGAG